ATTGGGAACATTTTCAAGTATTCAATTTAACGATCTAACATCTTCTTATGCAGAATATTCTTTTTCAAACACAGGTATATCACTTGCTGAAAATACAAGTTATTGGATTGACATTGTTCTTGATAATCTTCCAATTGCAGTTTCTGGTTCGGTAAGTATTGACTTAGCTACATATACTTTGTCAGATAATGAAGTAGCATATTATGATGACACAGAATTGTCCTGGGTTAGATTAGCAGACAGAACAGCTTATAATAAAATTACTGCGTTCAATACTTCTTCATCTGAGTTATCTTCAACAGATTACTTACTAGACATTTTTGAATCACCTATGAAGAGTGTAAGTGTTTATGGTGGCAGTTCTGATTTATCGAAGTTTGAAGTTATAGGCAATGAGCAATCGAATTACATCTACAAAAAATTCAATCCAGTCGTTGTAGATGAGCAAGATAGTTCAAATAATGTTTATCCAACAATTACTAACCTTGTTGTTGGAGCCACAGCAAAAAATACTAAAATTTATAAATGTCAAATAAAAGAAACAAGAACATCTGAATGGGTAGATTTGTTTGAAAATATTGCAGACCAAGAAACTTTAGATTATTTGAATTTTACTTTCGACACCCCTACATCCTTATATGCAGCTAGATTAGCATATAATGGTGATTATTTTACAATCGACCAGAGAGCAGAAGTAACTATAGCTGCATATGATGAATTCTCAGATGTTGTGTCAGCTCAAATTTCAAGATTTTCAGATTTTAGAGATGCAACTAATTTTCCAAATGCAGACTCCAGAGGATTTATAGATTTTTCTGCTGGTGAAACAACTTTTCAAAATGTTGATCTTACTAATGCTTCTTATCTTTGGAGTAAGAAGACAGGTAATGCAACTTCAGAAATTACAGCCATAGCTACATTTAATGAAAAGATTTTAATAGCGTCTAACCACAAGATGTTCGTGTATGCTAATGGAGAGGTATATGAGATATTAAATGAATCTCTCATTTCTGAAAAGTATCAAATTACTTGTATTCATATTCATAATGGTATAGCATATGCAGGCAGTAATTATGGATTGTTATTTGCATCATTCAATGGTGAATTTTGGTCTGTAGTTAATTCCAAAGACCCACTGAGTTTATCAAACTACAAATTGTTAAAACCAATATTGAGTCTTGCTTCTTTAGGCAACGATTTATTTATAGGTTCTTCCAAAGGCGTTACAACTGAATGTACTATTTATAAGTATGATGGAAAGAAAATTTCTGAAATAAAATCTTTCTCTGCTTATGATAAAGTTACATCTTTAGCTGCAAAAGAATTTACACTGTTTGCCGGTCTGGGTGGTGAATACGCTAGTAAATCATCAGCTGTATACAGTTACTACAACTCAACTTGGACACAAACACTTTCTTCAAATTTTGACAGTGTAGAAACTTTGACCAGAAGTGTAACTAGAAATTCTCTTCTTGCAACATTTAGAGGTGGTCAAGTTTGGGAATTATCATATACAGGCTCAACTGCAAAAACTTGGTCAAAAATTTACGATACTTATTCTGATCATGTTCATTTTGTTTATGACGATCCCAACGGTTTATATGTATATGTTTCAACAGATAATGGAATATATGGTTATTTTAAATCTGTAAATGGATTCAAGAAGATTGTCTCTCACAATTACTTAACATCTCAATTAAATACTACTTGGAGATCATATACTGGAGCTGGAATCACTTGGACTGATATTGGAGACATAGAGAGTTACAATTTTATTGCTTATAAAAACCAAACCTCTAACATAAATTATAATGGTGGTTTCGCTACAACTATCACCATACCTTCTGGCTTTACTTATCCATCAGTCACCTTTGAAGGAGCATTGTTAACTAGTAAATCTGGAGATCTATCTTTCAAGATAGACTCAAGTGTAGGTTATAATTTATTTATAAATGATACATTGCAAATAAGCAATTACAACACAGCAACAACTGTAACTACAAAGTATTCTGCAAATGCTTTCTCTGTAGAAGAGGGAGACATATTAAAGTTCAAACTTCAAACTACGAACAATATTGGCACTGGAACTACACTCAAATTATCTTGGCAAAGGTCAGTAGAAGAGTCCTATCAGATAGTCTCTGCGGAGCAATTTTTGGGTGTTTCAAAACTCAAAGCTGTTACAAGCATAGGAAACACTTTTTATGGCGCAAGCGTTGATGGAAGCATATATCAGTTCACTCCAGCGCCATATGAAAACAATGACAGAACAATCTATGTAAGACTTAAGGACGAGGCGGGAAATATACAAGGAGTATCTCTTCCTTCTAACGCTTCAGGTTTTAGTGTCTTGAATGACAAAATGGTTCAAACATCAAATGTCGGCAATAATCCAAGTAGTTTTATTCAATATTCAGCTACTTCTATTGTGAGCAATTCTAACACTACAATCAATCCTGTAACTGGAAATACACAAAATAACCAAACAAATAATCCTACTCAAAATCAAACGGACGCAAACACAACTCCAACAAACACTATTGTCAATAATACAAACAATCAGAATCTATCTACAACTAACAACTCTGGTGTAATTTATCAAATACAAAAGAATGCTGATAATTCTTTGTCAAGAAAGGGCATTTATGTTCCAAACTCAAGAGAATATTCAATTTTTGCTCCAGATAGAAAAGTCAGGGAATACGGAGTTTATGAGCCACAGCCAATTTATGTTCCAACGCTCATCACTTGGACCGAATTAGTTGCTCTTGTTTTAAATAAATATCCAACAACAACAGACTCTAGTTTAGATTTTGGAACTGAAGTTAATATTTACGTAAAGACAGGAAATACAAGAGTAGAATGTCTTGCTGCAACATACAGCGAAGCTACATCATTGTCATCAATTAATGAGCCTATATCGGTTTCTAATGCTCAATCTTTATCTGTTAACTTGTCACCATATTCTGGAAAATGGATTCAATATAAAATAGAGTTAGTTTCAGCAAGTCCTAATATAACTCCTGAACTTCTTTCATTGACATTGACTTACACTTCATCCTCCGGAAGTTATTTCTTCACTAAAATGTTTGATACAACTGACTACGATACAGATGCACCTTTAATTAAAAGAGGATTGCTCACTTCTAATGAATTAAAAAACAATGGAAGCATCGTTTACGGATATACAACTTCTGAAGATTCAAATGAAACATATAATTTTGAAAATTTCAATATTATTACACCAAATACTACATTTGAATTATCAGAAGCTTCTAGCGCTATAAGATTTGGAATATTCCTTACTTCTACTGGGGTTGTGCCTGCAATGGTCTATGATTTTGCCGTACAACTCGATATAGGAGATGCTGCTATAAAATTCAATCCTGCTCCATAGGGTAAAATGTCAAGTCGAACATCTATTTATAAATTTTTATATTCTCAATTTGGTGATATTTGGTATCCAGGCTATGACTATGAGAATATGCTTAGTGTTGAATCACAATTTCAAGGCGTATATTCATATTTTGGCCCCAGCATAATTTCAGGATGGGAAGTACAAAAGCTTACTGACAGTAGGGCTGATCAACTTCTTTTGCTTAATGGTTATGTAGAAAGTTCAACATCAGAGTATGGATATAAATTAGACTTACTAGATTTAGCATTTTCTGTAACTGCAAAAACCGCAACTACTGCTAATATAACACTTACTGGCGCTCAAACTATAGATGGCGTATCTGTTGTTGCTGGAAATATTGTTTTAGTCAAAAATCAAAGCACAGCATCCCAAAATGGAATTTATGTAGCTTCTTCCGGCGCTTGGTCTAGACACTCTTCACTTAATGCAACTTCAGATTATTCAAACAATTTTGTTGTCTATGTGGAAAGTGGAGATACTAATGAACAAACACTCTGGATAGGAGCAGTTTCTTCAACTGGCTTTACATTATCCTCAACAAATCTTTACTTTGACAATGCATTTAAACAATGCGTCAAAGTAAGTTCTGGAAGAGGCATTCTTGATAAATATTCTGCTAAAACAGAAAAACCATATTATTTTAGATTTACAATTAGTAACACTTTTTATGTATGGGCCGAACCTGGAATTTCAACTTTGCAAGATGAGTTTTGCGAAATAGTATCTCTAATCAACCCAGATAAAAATTACGATTCTTATTCTAATGCTTTGTATCTTGCTGAAATAACAACAGATGCAGATTCTACTTATTCTGATATAAGTGTTATTTCAGAAGTTAAATACTCAAATAGAAGAAAACAGTTTAATGAATCTCTTGGAGATTTTCAGAAAAACTTAAATCTCTCATACTTGAAGCACAAACATCTTGGTGACATAAATTCACCTTCTAAGATAAACTTAAAAAATTATCTTGTCTTGACTGCATCAAATTTTGATACATCAGGTACGTATACAAATACAAATATTTTCTTACTAAAGCAATCTGATGGAAATGTTTTTTCTGATGACATCACAGGATATGGAGAACCTTTAGTCAAGCTTAATGGCGTTACACTGTCATCTAATGATTTCAATATTTACAAGTCAGGAACTTCATACAAACTCTTTTTATCATATTCAATAAAGTCAACATCTTCATTGAAAGTTTATCTGCCAATTTCAAAATCAATTAGGCTTTATCCTGTAAATACTAGCCAACAACTATTAAGCTCATCACTAGTTCTACAATCTTACACAAAATTAAGTAACGGGGTCATCACACAGCAAACAAACGATGATGGCTCTATATCTGATATTTATGAACTTTTTTCTTGGTCAAATTTTGATTATAGAGAGCCAGTGTTAAAAATTAATGAAGTTATAATTGACCCTATACATTACAGTATAAATCCATCTTCGGGAACAATCTATTTAAATAAATCTTTCCCAAACTTTGATGATTATACATTTGAAGATTTGTCATTAACTATTAGTGAAAATGTAGAAGAAATAAAAAATAATCTTTCTAATGACAGAATTAAGAATGTTTCAGCAAACTCAGTGCTGTCAGGCAAGTTAGATGTAAGAAACCTTGCACTTGAACATTTCTCAAACAGTATACATAGAAGAAACCTTACATTTACTCCTAATAAATTTTTAGTTACTGGTATTGGAAAATCTTATTTTTACCCACATAACGCAAATTCAAGAATTCAATATTACGATGATGTAACAGTTTTTCTTGAAAGCCAAAATATTTTTAGTAATGTTTTTCAAATATTTGCATCTACTTCGAGAGGATTATTTACATACAACATAAATAGCAATTTGGCATCAGACTTTTCTTCTTGGAAAAATGATTATGGAAAGATATTAACTTTACAAGATAATCTTTTAAATGAAGAAAATTATTTTAAAAACCTTTATGCACTTACGTCTAATAATAGAGTCTTTTATAAAGACACGACAGATATCTGGACTGAAATAAAATATCCAAAAAATAGTTCTTATCAAAACTACACAATCGACAATTTTATCGTTTCAAGTGACAGATTGGTTGACGGAAGCAATCAAACTTATTACTATGCTGCAACTGATGAAAAAATATTTTATGCAATAATTCCTGAAAATGAGGCTGTTCAAAACTGGGATTGGATTGAAATATCAAACTATTACAATTCTTCCGGTACCGCTATAACAACATTAAATGGTATTTCTGATATCAAAGAAATTTCTCCCAAAAGAATTACTTATGTTGAAAATAAACCTGATGAAGTTTCTTATGACCATTTTATTTATGTAGCTGATAATGACAACACTGACAAAGGTATTTATCTTGGTGATCAAAGTCAAATTTCTCAAGTCTTTTCTGAAAAAGTAAACGGTATATATGTAATCAAAAGCAATGATTACAAAAATAACATTCTTTGGTGGAATGATTATGATCTTTATCTAACTCACGCAGCAAGATATGTAGAAGATTCGACTGGTAAATATTGGATTTTGCCATTCAATGATTCATCGCCTTCTTATACTTATGCTGCTGTCGCTACTACTACAAATATTTCATTGTCTGGTTTACAGACAATAGATGGTTATACTTTATCCACATCAGATAGAGTTTTGGTTAAGGATCAAACAGATAAAACAGCTAATGGTATCTATGTTGCTGCTTCAGGTTCTTGGACAAGAGCAACAGATTTAAACTCTTCATCAGAATATACTAGTTTCAAAAAAATAAGTATTACAAATGGAACAGTATACGGAGGAAGTATATGGTTCTTAAAGATAAATAATTCTTTTGTTTTGGGAACATCTGATTTAGAATGGGATGTATATAAACTAAAAGTTTATTCAACAAACACTCCCTCTGGGGCAAGCGCAAGATCAATCATAAATTGCGCTGTTGAAAGAAAAAGTTACAGATTTTTCAACGAATACTTCATCGGACATTCAAATGGTGTTGCAAGAATAAAAGATTTTTCTGCAGACAATTCTGTAATCACTGCATCAGAGCTTTATTGGGAGCCATTATTTCAAGGAAGTGTCAATACACTTTATAGTTATGATGATGGAACTAATAGCGGAAGATTGTATGCTGGAACTTCAAACGGAATATTCTTAAGTTCTGATTTACTTTGGGAAGATGATACAAGCAATTATTCATTTATTTTATCTGGTTATAAGTGGAAAAGGTCTAATGATACTTTTGCAGCAGTAGAACCAAATTTTGTTGCATTCAATTCAGATTATCAAACAATAAATGATGCAGCTTTAATTTATAATTATCAACTTGTCTCTACTGGCACATCTTATATTCCAGGTAAACAGCTTTATTACGAAAATATTTTTACCACTTTTCAAACTGAACCTTGGAGTACTCTTTCAAATACTCAAACAAGAACGATGGTCTATGTTAATGACAAGCCAAGTTCAACCCCATTCTTTACCAACTCATCAAATGGAACAGTTACATTTTTAGAATCTATATCAAAAGATGATATTGGAAGCGTCAAACTATCTGTTGTAAATGAAAATCCAGCAATAACTAATGATGGAGCAAAACCTCACGCATCAACATTTGTTCCAATATCAAAAACTACTTTACCAATAGCAAAGCTTTGGAAAGATAATTTAAATACTGACACAATTCTTTTGCTTAACCAAAGAATTTCTTCATACGAGTTATTACTTTTAAAGAATGACACTACTTCAGAACTTGTGTTAGTCAAGTCTATTGATAATACAGTTTTTCCTATTGAAGTTACGCTTACTTCTGCAAGATTATCTAGTGGAATTTCATTCCTTAGTAATACAGAAGTTTATGGTGTTGCAGACGATATAGTATCTGGCTTAGAAGATGACATTTACGAAATCAAATCAAATCAAAAATATTATTTAGATTCTGCTAATAATGAAAATATCCAAGAGTTAGCAAGAAGTTTAAAAGCTGGCATTTCTACTGTATTTAACTTTGTTGCCCCTATAGTATCTCAAACTGATACAAGAGGATTGAAAAATACTTTACTTGTAAATAATTTCTTATCTTCAAGCGTATTTGATCCAGATAACTCATCATATAAAATGAGAACTGAGCTTGTGCCCTCAGTAACAGATCCAGAGACAGATCCTATCATAGTTAGATCTGTGTTAAATCCCGAAAAAACTGGACAGAATACAAAAATAGCAACAGACTTGGGAATATGGAAATGTATCAATAATAAGTGGTTTTTAGACAGTTTACTTGATAATGCATCTGATACATCTTATATCGTTGAAAACCCAGATCTAGATGTATTAGTTGGCGCATCTAATGGTTTGTGGAAATACACAACATCTTGGACTAAAGTAGATGATAAGAAACAAAACTGTTATTTAAAAGGTTTTTGGAATGGGCTTTTATTTGAAGCCTTTGGCAAAAATGACGGACTTACTATCAAAGTTTATGAAAATGAAACATTTACATCTGACTTTTTGAAACTTACTTCTTCTAATATTAATGGATTTTTCAAAGGCCAGTATATAAAGATAGGATCTGGAACTACAGAAGTTTACGAGTCTATACACGCTTCGGGAGATGATGGATATTACGTCTTAGGATATCAAACTAATAACTCTTCTTTTAGCCAGTTTATAAATCCTAGAAAAATGTTTGTTCAAGGAAATCCAGAAGGTGTAACTAGATACTACAATTCATTCCAGGCGTATTCTATTCCATCATCTGCACAAAACAACGCATATGCAAATCCGTTATTTATTATGACAAACGATGGATTGCTAAAGGTTAATAACTGGAAATACTCATACCCGGATAACTTTAGTTCACCTGACTATATAGTTGAACAAAGATTTTTAAGAAACATAGAATGTCTGACATACGCTTTAGATACAGATTCAGCAACTGGCTCTACTCCGGGTAAATCAAAAATATTTATTGGAACAAGTAAAGGTGTTTACAGATCATTAGACGAGGGCAATTCTTTTCATAAAACAGAATTTATGGGAGCAAATCCATCATCTGTTTACGATTTAAAAGTATTCTCGTCTTCATTTAATTCATTATCTCAAAACGTATTACTAGCTGCAACCAATAACGGTCTTTGGTATACTCTTGATGATGGCGATAACTGGTATAGAACTGGAGAAAATACAACTGAAGGATATTCTCCAGTATTGTTTCAGTCAAAGCCAATCGGTCAAATTAAGTTTGTAGAAAATGATTCTAACTCTACTGGCTATCTTGCTCAAACATTTACAACAGCATCAATAGCAAATACTATTTCAAAAGTTTCTGCATACATAAAAATAAGAGAACAAGATAATATTTCTAGTGCTTCTTACAATAATAGCGTTAGCAACTCTTCCTTAATTGCTTATGTTTATTCTGTTGATGTTAATAATAGGCCTCAAACTCAACTTGCTGCATCATCTTCAGTGACATCATCTAACATAAGAAGAGACGGTTTCACTACATTCGATCTAACATCAGATCTAGATATACCTGGCTCTGGAACAACAACTTTGGCCTTAGTTATAAGAGAAACATCAAGTTCCATACCTTTATTTTATTGGAGGAAGTCTTCGCAATCAAATCCAGTTGCAGGTTCAGCATTCACTAGTATAAATGGCTCAACTTGGTACGAGCAAACAAATCAAGACTTTTTCTTCAAAGTCCATTACGATGTTTCTTCAGCTCCAACAGACACCATAACCTCAATAGGAAATTACAATAACACTGAAGTTAACTGGGAATCCGGAACATTCAAAGGGGTACTAGCTAATGATAGTGGTCATTTGGTTTTAGATCCTAAATTTATATTATCAAATGTTTTTGATTCTTCAAGTTCAATTAATCGTGTTTATAATTCTAAGAGTAAATTCAACACTTTTATCACTTCTCTGTGGTCAAGAACAGGCGGAAGAACATACCAGGATCTTTGGACTTTAGGAACAGAAGCTACACATAAAAGTGCTTTGGGATTTACAAATTCAGGCACAGCAATAACAAATATTATTTCTGGATTAAGTTTTGAGGGAGATACTAGTAATCTTTATGATACTTTGGAATATGCTTTGATTGGACAAGAATCAAG